GTCCATCCATATGTCGATCGTGCCCGATATGGAACGGGATACTCGAGTCCCCTATCACTAATCTCATCGCCAGCATCATGCTGACGGCGGGCTAGTAGAGATAGGGGCTTACAGAACGGACCACCGCCGCGCCTTTGAAGGCGTAGCAGTGATTCCTGGACATGGTGCCAACCATGTGTCCTACTATCCCACTTGGGAATAGTAGTCAGGATACACTTAAGCTGCATACGTTGGTAGGCCCTGCGATATCGCAGGAATTTACCATTAAACGTTTTTAGCTGCTTAAGCGACACATCCCTATACTCGGCAAGACCGCCACAGTCAGTGTTGTTGGTTATCGGATAGAAATATCCGAGCCTAGACATTGATTGGCGTATCTCACAGTATAGGAACTCTGCAAGGGACTCATACCCACGCAACCGCGCTCTAAGAGCGAGGTCTTGTAGGGAATAGAGTCCTGGAGTAGTTCTGACATCATACCTTCTAAGACGAAGAGGCGTAACATCGATGCCACGATAGGCATCGACGCCACAGGATTCTCGGAAGAATCCTTTTCGGAAGCACTTATCAGGGTTTGGCTTTAGGCCATACCTGACTAGCGTCCGGATAACTCCTTCGTAATACTTAGTAGGGAATATGATATCATCACCGAACACATAGACATCGCTACACCTTTCGGTGTAGTGCGTCCATATGCCAGAGACAACCAAGGCATAGAAGATAAGCGACTCAACGGGGAATGTTAAACAATTCCCCATGGGCGCCCACTTCTGGAGCACAAGGACTCGTCCATCGATCATCCGAACATGCGTAGCTCTTGCACAACTAAGAACGTTATAGAGGTAGTCACCAAAAAGTGACATCACTAGACGCTTAGATATGCAATCACTAGCTTCCTTCAGGTCGATAGTGCAATATGCTCTATCGGCGCTGGAGTCTAGAGCGAGCCTACCATTCACAGTTTGATCCGTGAAGTTTATCCTTCCCCTAGTAATAGGGGAGGAGGTAATAGCTGCTTCTAGCAGACGACGCTGACCTTGTTGTATCCATATCGCCTCTGAAGGGTGCACGCAAATTAAGCGTGGACCCCTAGAGTCCTTAGGAACACAAGTGAGGTTAGCTACGATCTCATTTGAGGTCTTCAGACCGTATGAGCTCTCGACCTCCCATGTAATAGGGAGACCTGAGAGATACTCAAAGAACGGATACTGAGCCTCAATTGAGTCGTAGATGGTAGTAAACTTACCCTTGTCCCACGAGTCCCGTTGCGGAAAAACCGCACCAGGGCCATGAGAGGGGGTTATTTTACTCCAGTCGATTCGATAACATACCGAACCGACGATTCGACGAGCGGTTGAAGCGGTCCAGTCATAGGAGCGAGTATCTGAGAGATCAGAATACCCACTCCAAACCAGAATCGCTTCTTCTGTACTAGCGAATGAAGACATTGCTTCATTGATTTGTTCCTTTGTTGGTTGCTTCTCGATCTTATAACAGAATACAAGGAGCGTCCTTAGGTGTTTCAAGACAACCGGATCATCTGTTAAACAGAATTTCCGATAGAGTGGCATAAGCCACATGGGGAATGTAGTGATACAATACCCATTCTCGAGACTTCTAAGTAGCTCTTTGTCTAACTTCGGGAATTCCTCTATGAGGTCCCGATCGCATAACGACGCCGGAGAGGCTAAAGCCAAACCAGTTAGTCGAGACACGTCTGTTAGCAGGCGATTGAATACTTTAACTAGTATCATTGAATGCATATGCATCTGCCTGAATCTGTTTATGTCTATGAGGGATTACTAAACGTCAACCCGCGCCAGGTCCGACCGTAATCTGGTTCTACCAGAAAGGTCAGGCCCGACACGAGGGGATCGGATAGAGTGTACCTCATTTGTGGATAGGAGTGCCGAGGCACTCCAGGGGGGGAGACCCCCCGACTGCTAGTATTCCCCATTATCAAACGATACCACTTTCGCTGAGCGTTAAGCTCAGACCGAAAAGGAATCGTGGGGGTATAGCCCAGCTCCGAGAGACCTTCTCCATTCTTAAGGAGACAGATATCACGGAACGTCTGGACAATACTTGCCTGATAATACTGTGCGATGTCTCTGAAACCGACACTATAATTAACGTGTCGATACCAGCCAGTGTAACGGCCCAAAGGGCTTTTACGCTGTTCGGCAAGCACAGATACGGACAACGTTATACCGAAGGTAGTTGCAATGGCAGGAAGGTAATAACCATCCCACCACCAACGCCAGGTATGGACGTAAGGGCACTTGAAGGATATGGACGAAGGACCTGCAAAAACAGGTTCTTCGCCCTCACCAGCAGTACCCAGTTCGTAGGAGACGTGACAATGGAGTTTTGTGATCATAGGTGGTTAATCCTATTTAGAGCATTACTGCTCGCCCGTCACAAAGACGGAGCTCGCAAGATCCAGAGCACTAGCATCAGCTGAGGTGGAAGCAATGGCCTGAATAACCGTTCCGATAGCCAAAAGGATATCGGCGGTAGACGGGGCATTGGCGCCTTTCAGCTTTTCGACCACGACATATGCACGAACAGGACGCGGCGCGACAATAGTGCCGGTCGTGTCCTTGTGGGTAATGGCCGATTCAAACAGGCTGCGGGTAATAGGCAACTTGGTTGCACTATCAATCGCATCCTGGTGGGCGATACGGAGAGTATGGGGCATTTGAGCCCCATCCGTGGTCGACACACGCTTGCTTCCAGCTTTATCGCTGAACACAAGCTTATAGGCCTTACCCTTCAGGGTAATGTCTGCATTCATGTTCTGTAGTCTCCCATAACTCAAGGGAGGAGGAGGGGTGTGTTACAACACCCACCAGCGTCAACGACGCCTACGGTTCGCCACCAGTTGGTGGAGCAGAGCAGCACTAAGTGCTGCCTGCTTCTTTCCAAACCGGCCTGCGGATCCTACCAGGGCAACTTGCCCAGGCGGAACAGGGCTTCGGTTATATGAGGACAGAATTGTCCTAGCTACGACTTGATCATCGAACGGCCAGAAGTTACCTCCCTGTTGGTGCTTTACAGCATTAATGAGGATGGCTTTCTTCTCGGAGATCCAAACGTCCTCGACCTTACGACCATTCCCAGTAAGGGATTGGTCCATACGATCGATAAGACCATTTAGATCTACGAACCAATCCAGGACAAAGGAGAATTTGACTTTCTCCCAAGCCAAGGATACGGGACCCGTAGCGATGAAACGGCTGAGCACATAATCCAGATCTTGCAAAAGATCGGAATCATATGACACGGAACGAACACCACTGACACCGGCGTAGAGGGTAGGCGGATGAAGAGAATAAATATCTTCATGCCACCACCCGGATACGCCTTTCTTACCATACCCCGTAATCGCGTCAGGAGGGATGAATGAATATTCACCTACCACATGACGGATAACCGACGTACGTCGGGTCTGACGCTTCGCGAGCTCGTGCAAGCGCCCCCTAATCTTGGGGAGCGCCGCAGCGATCTTTCGAAGGTCACTAATTAACGGGGCGAAACCAAACGACCAGGACAGGAACATATTGCTAGCATCCAAAGGATTAAGGTTAGATCCCTTGCGGGTTCTGAGCTTATACCTAGGATCAATGAAGCGACGGATGAAGTCATAGACTCCATGAACGCCGTTCACCAGCTGGTCAGCTTCAAGGATATTTAAGAGATTATCAGTCTCATTAAACTCCATGAAGGCGGACATAGCATCACGCAATAGTGTATCTGGGTCTTTGGGATACGTTACCTTAACATCTCCCCAGCGCATTGCTGTGGGGATGGGCGACACCTCGTCGAACATAGAATAAGTGCCACCAGTTACGGTGGCATTCTTATTTCTACTATCGTAATACCAGGTGCCAAGCTCACAAGGGTGGACTTTGAAGTCTACCGAATCATGTGAGCAGGCCTTCACCTTACCGCGAAAAGCGGGAAGAGCGTTGTCCGTAATTACTTCAGAGGTCGATCCCAAAGGGAAAGACTTAGAAGAGACGGAATTAACGGCAAGAAGGCTACCAGAACTCGAGCGGTGCGTAACTAACGCACTACCTGAAGCTCTGGTACCATAGGACGTATATTTCGAACGTGTTCTCATAGCTGGCGAAGAGGCTACCAAGCC